AAAAAAGGCGCCTTACGGGGCGCCTTTTATATTGTATATGCTAAGATTAGATAGTATTTAAACCTTTTACATATATTTTTCCGTAGAATTCGGGACGAACTACTTTTTTCGCATAACGAGTCATTACCCCTTTACGCGGTGTGAAGTTCGTAGGATCATAAACAAGTGGTGTCATGATCAATGGAATATACGGACTGTAAACAGCACCTGTCTCAAGGAACTGAGAACCACGATATCCTAACAGGATCAGGTTTTCAGTCATATAAGGATTCTTATATACTTGGAAGCGGCTGTTTAACTGACCGATCTTCTGAACACCCATAGCAAACTGCATTTTGTTGCCATCGGTATCAGCAGCGTATCCAGGAATAGATTCAAGGATCGTTGCAACGGTAGGAGATACTACTACGAAGTTAGCACCACCACGCATTGTCAACTGATGAATCTTGTTACTTACCTTCTGGATTTTGGTACCAAGAGTTTGGAACCATCCACCCTGGGTATTGTAGAATCCACCAGTGGTTGCAGACTGCTGAGTGAATGCTGAACCATCCCAAATTTCGTTGTTAACCGCTGACCAATATTCTGTGGTCTGTGCGTTGTTAACTAACATATCCAGGATCTCTAAATCGATCTCGTGAGAGATATATTCAGATAACATTGAAGTCAATTCTGCTTCAGCGTCGATTGCATGGTATGCATTCAAGTCTTGAGCAAATTCAGGAGTCCAAACTGCCTTTAATTTACGTGTCTTAGCAACGATTGCCTCAGAACGTAATTCAAGGTTGATTTCCGGAATACTCAGGTCAGCACCAACGGTAGAAGAAGTCTGAGTCTTACCATCTTCAAAATCACCACGAGTGATGTTTGTAGGTTGCTTCTGGTAATATACCTTAGCGGATGCCAATCCATCATTGGCTGCAGAAGCAGATACGAGGAAGGTAATCGTGCCAGCAGCTTTGTTATACTTCGTGAATTCAGGATAGAAAGTGTTAACAGTGCTACCAGAGATAGCAAAACCACGAACGCCATTGAAGTCAGCGTTAGCGAGTGATGCAGTAGCTACTGTTACTTTTACAATTGAACCAGCAATAATGCTAGCACCAACGCTAGAAGAGAACTCAGTATTGTAGTTATAATCTGCATTGGCAGCACCTGTAGCTACGTCAGCTACGGTAAACGTAGTAGAGTTAACAGTCGAACCGGAGGTTAACAGAGAAGAGGTAACAGCGTTGATTGAATAACCAAAACGACCTGCACCATAAAGACCCTGTGTTCCTGCGGTTCCGGGATTGATGCTAGTACCATTACCACCAGCATCAGTGATACCAAATACTGAATCAGCCTGAGAAGTACGACCTTGACCAGTTAAGAATCCGAAAGGACCATCTACGTTAGTACCGTATTTGAAATCCAGGAAGAATACCAGTCCTGAAGGCATTGACATAGGCTGTACAGAAACGAAATCTTTTGCCGCAATTTCTGCGAATACACGGCGAACAAGTGGAAGGGCAATACCGTTCCATTCTTCTGAACCTGCAGAAGTACCAGTTTGGTTAGCCTCGGTAACCAACTGCTTGGCTTGGTTCTCTAACAGAACCGCCATACCGGTCTTTTCGTAGTCTTTTGCAAGACCTTCGAGAAGACCTGTTTTTTGCCATTTGTCTACTAATGCTTTAGACTTAGCTTGTAAAGCACTGTATTCATTATTTGGCAATAATTGAGATACATTCATCTTTTTTTCCTTTTTTTAGATGTTTTAAATTAAACCAGCTAAATGCTTCATACGATTAGCTAATTCATTGCCTTCGCTTAAGATTTCTTTGCTAGGTGCAGTTGAACGGCTAGGTTTAGATGCAGCTGATTCTTTAATTGTTTTCTTTGCTGTTTTCGACTTAAATGCTTCACTTAAGGTAGCGTATACTAATTTAACTTCACGGATCGTGTTTGCACGGTCAAAGTTTTCAATTACGCGTAATTTTTGTGCTTCACTTAAATCGTAATTTTTAAATAACTTGTTGCTAAATAACAATTTAGCATTAAGCATGTTCACTTCGTTGATCTGGCTACGAAGGAATTCGATAGTGCGATAGGCTTCTTCTAATTCGTCTTCTTTTTCCTCTTCTTCCTCAACAGTCTGCTCGGCTTTTTCTTCTTTCATTTCTTCTTCTTCGCCTTCTTCTTCAGACAGTGATTGGATGAGTTCTTCTAGATCGACTTCTTCGCCCTCTTCGCCTTCTTCCATTTCGTCTTCCATCTCAGCTTCTTTCATTTCTTCAGAATCTTCACCTTCTAATTCACGAATAATAGACTCAAGATCTAAATCTTCGTCTTCTTCTTCTTCGTACTCTTCTTCCGGTGTTTCATCTTCGAAATCCATTTCAGCTTCAACGTCTTCCATATCATCCTCTTCAGCTTCTTTAGTCATTTCAGGCTCTGTTAATTCTTCTTCTTCCTTAACAGATTCTTCTTCTTCTTCCATTTCTTCAGAAAGCTTAGCGGATAACATGCTTTGTAACCTAGGGGCAAATGCCTCCTCTAATGCTAACTTAGCATTCGCTAATGCAGATTCACGTACGGCTTTCGCATCAGCAATTGCTTCTTTTAACAAATCTCTCATGATTTATCCTTTAATTTAATTTCAGGAAATAAGATTATTGGAAATCTTAATGGTGGGTAGTTATAATGTAATTGCGTATTAGGCACGCAATATAATTCTATAATATATATGTACGTACATGAAAAAACATCCAAAATTCTTAAAAAAGTTTCTTGGATGTTTCAATCTTTAATTTAACTGATCTGCTTTACCGGAACTGCTCCCGATAAATAGCGTTTAAAATTTGGCGCCTACGACGTACTGACGGTTTTTCATATTCCTGTAGTTCGTGTAATCTTTCGATGTTCTTTGATCGTTTTAAGTCTTGTTTCCAAATTTTGATAGCAGTGTTGATGTCATTGTTAATTACTCGTGCTCCCGTCCCTACTATCATAGACGCCAAGTGTTTTTTGTTTAATCCCATGTTGTTTTGTTTTTGTTTATAACTGTTTGTATTTAAATAACCTATATTATTCTTCTCCCGCAACCATATCAGCAATAGCGGCTTCATAAACCCCTAATATATCTACCAATGCATTTGCCTGCTGATTGGTCATTGAACCTGCGGATATCATATTCTTAAGAAACGTATTTATCTGTCCCTTTACCTGTTTAACGGCAGCAGTATCTGAACCGGCTATCGGTACACGTACTGCTTCGGACATTACTTTACCGATTTCTTCTCGGATGATTGATTGTAATTCTGAACGTTTCATTTTAATGATTCGCCTACTTTATAGTACTTACTTAATACTTGACCCATATCATCATACGCGGCCTCTAAACGTTGCTGCAATCCTGACATTTCAGTTGCAGTCTTTTCAAATATCTTATATGCTTCTTTTAACTGCTTCATATGACGAGACACTGTAACGTTGTCAAACCAATGTTCAGATTCTTGAAGTGTTAAATGTTCAGCAATCTCAATAATACTGCTAATTTCCCGTAACATTTCATTTACATTTTTAGCAGTATAGATTGAGTCTCCGTAATTATGGAAATTAGCTACTGCCTCCATGAATTGACGCTTCTCTTCAGAAGTGAATTTTTTAGGTTCTTCCTTCTCTCCGAGGTATTTTTCATTAATCAATGATTTTAAATTTGCCATACGATTTCTTTTATATAATTATCAATACTTTGCGCCGATACGTTTAAGAATAGCCGAATGAGTCTTAAGCATTTCTTCTAATGACTTTTTTACTCCCATCACATCCGCACTTGCGGTTATAGATTTAGATAGATTATCTATATCACGTACAATACGAGCATAATTCTTAACCGGATCTGGTTTACTAGATGAAAACATATCTTCACTCATTACTTTATCTACTTCTTCTCGGATAATATTTCTTAGTTCTGATGCTTTCATATACTATAAATATCTATTAATTTATTTTCTTAGTAGTGTTCTTTGGTACTGATGTTTTGTTTATAGTGTTGCGTGCAGAAGAATGCATAGGTTTAGGTTGTGGTGTTTTTGGGGTCGTGACCTTAGTGGGTACTGATTTGGTTACCGGAGGATTAGTATACTTTGGTTGCGGTATTTTAGTTGGTGCAACGGTTACCGGATTAAACTTCTGTGTTACTATAGGTGCTGCATTATCTATGTCTCGTTTTCTATCAATAGTAGCAATACCTACTGAGGCAGTAATTGTATTGGTATTAGATTGCGTGGTGTTATTGGGTCCGTAATAGTAATCATTATCATCTTCGTAGTAACCATTCCAATAACCATCCCAATAGCCATCAGTATACCCATCCCAATAGCCATCAGTATATGAATACCACAGATCATTCCATCCATAATAGTAAGGAGTATAATAACCATACCACCATGTGGGGTAGTAAAAACGGTAAATACTTAATGTATAATAGTAATCATTATAGTATTCAGGGTAATATACTGTATCGTATGTACATTGCAGAGACGATTGCCTAGAACAGGAAGTAGATAACAGGATGGCTGCAATTAACAATATCGCATATAATGCTCTCATAAACAAATTACTTAAATTCGGGATATGTACGTTTCATGTTATCCAGGATAAACTTAGCACATACATCATCTCCCTCTTTTGTAGTATCCAAGTGGATTGATGTTTGGCGCTGCTTCATCCAGGCAAATTTAAAAGCAAAACCATCACTACGTACAGTTTCACCATCTGTCCAAAGATATCCGCATGAATCATTTACCCAAACGTTATTAAGGCGACTATTGTTTGCAATACAGTCTTCTACTAAGAATTTATTTGACCAACCATTATGATATCCGGATGGAGTTACAAATTTAGTATCAGTCACTTTGTATTCACACAGGCGAGAAAATAATTCTACATGTTTGAGGTTCGGACATTTTCCTTTTGACTGAGAAACAAAATCTTTCATCTTGTTTTTCAATGCAATTGCTGATGCCGGGAAAGCATTGCTTCCGTCACGCAAATCATCGTGACACATAATAATACCTTGAACATCTGCATAGGTATAACCATTAGCAGAAAGAGTTGAGGTTACATTCTTCCAACCTGCACCATCAGGCATCAACCAATCATTTATGTCTTGTGCACCGACACAACAGTTGAGGATATCAACATCTACAAGTGCATTGCCTAATTTTTCTAACTGCGTTGATATTTGACCCGGAGTACTTGCTCCGATACAAATAAATACAATCTTTTTATTTCCTACCTTACTTAGTATAGGTCGCTTTGACAAATGATCTGGGGTAGATCCTAATTTAACAGGATAACCGTTATATACGGCTGATGTGTTATTAATTAATGGAGTATAAGTTGGCATATTGTTCCTTTTTTTATTTATTAACCAGCTAACGGATCTTCTGTCGGAACAGGTCCGGCATCATATCCATATAAACTAAGCCTTGTCTGTAATTGTACGGGGTCAGCGAACGCATCTTCTGTAGTAATATTACTATATAGACTTGTACGCGTTTGTAATTCAGGATTAGCAAATACATCCTCTACGGGTCCTGCCGGATCCGGTGCATAAATTGATACCATATCTACTAGCGCCATAAATTCCTCGGTTTAAACGTTACCTAATATATCTGTTACGATATTGTTAATTCGCTGAATCTGATCAAATTTAGGATTTGCGTTGATTGATTCCTGAATCTTTGATGGCGACAGAAATGCACCATGAGTCGATGGATTAGATACAAAATCAAACGCAATTAATTCGAAGTCCGGTTGAACTTCAACAGCTCCCGTTTCACGTAATTCTTTTACTGAACCCAATCCACGTGAACTGATTCCTAAACGAATACCTGCCTTAAACAATTCCTTAAGGATATTACCTGCAGGTGTGGACAACACTTCAACTGTTCCTACTAAATCATCGCCATCCCAATGCATCTCTAACACATTATGTGATACGTTACTTAAGTTTACCACACTAGAATCCGGATGATCTAATTCTCCCAATGCACGACGTTCACCAATAAATGTTTTAGCATATTTGGTGGCTTCACGCATTAAGATTTCTTTAGGGTAGATTCTACCGTTATGATTCTTAGCATTAGCACGCTGCAATACGCCAGATACAACTAATCGGCCATTATTGCGTTCCATAGACTCATTAATCTGTCTAGGGGATACTTCAAATAACGTATAATCTACTAATAATTGCTTGTCCATGATCATATATATTTTTTATTGTTAAAGTATTGGCTATTCACATACTCCATATACCTACGCCATTTATCCTGTTCAATAGCATATAATCGTTTCTGCTCGTTAATAGGCAGTTTACTATTCTTCGGATCTTTACTGAATTCTTGCCAGGTACGTGAACGTGGTATCATTGTCCCAACTCCTTCATCTTGTTTGAAATACGGATTAACCTTTCAGATATTTTAGAAAAGTTTTTCTTTGAACGTTTCCAATAAGAGTTAGATTTAAAACCGGTTTCATTCTTTAATTTGTAATTACGATCTAATATCGTTTCAACCTCACCCAATAATTTATTTATTTGGTTGATTGATTTATTTATTTTCTGTTCGTTGGTAGCAGTGTCGTCTTTTTTATAATCACGATAACTAATCTCGTTTAATTGACGCATCATCTTCTTATATGTGCTTTCCATCGGTTTGAAGTATTTTTTTGTTTTCGGTACTTTCTTAAATCCCATCATTTCAATACGGTCATCAGGAATTTTACCGAAAGCATATGGAGTCAAATAACCTTCAACTCCGCCGGTAGTACTCGCTTCATCCATTAATGGCTCATAACCCTGGCCCTTCATGATATCTACGAGATATTCCCAATAGGCTTCAGGTACGATATAGTACCCATCCTCATCCATATCAATATATGCTTGAGCATCAGAACGCATTAAAAATAATTCACCTTCCGGATCGTTAACGATGAAAGGTATCATATTTTCATTGGTTTGCTTCTTAGGAAAATCACGTTTCATAATCAATGATATACTCATAGTCTACTTAATTCATTAGCCAACTCATAAAATTTCAACATCGTAAATACATGCTTCTCTTGAACCTTTTTACTGTGTTCAATGTTTTCTAACAAATCTAAAATTCCTTGTACTTTAATTTTAGTGGCTTTGTCTGAAAGCTTTTTAGAATTGGTTTCTATAGATTTGCGCAATGAAGCAGCATTCTTTCCTACAAATTCTTTTAATTGAACTGTATCTTCGACACCATTTACATATATACGAAGTAATTCTTTCTGTTCAGGTAATAGGTTATTGTATTTTTCGTTGAATTTGTCTACTAACAATTTATAAGATAATAGACGAACATCACGGTCTAATTTGCTAAAGTCATCCTTTACTTCAACAAGTTCCTGTTTCGGTGTACAAATGAATTCAACTAATTTAGATTTAGACCTAACCATATCAGCAGGATTATCTAAATCCGTATATTCGAAAAGTTTGTAAATAGCAGCTAACACTGCGTAATTTTGAATCTTCGCATTGAAGAAAGATTCCATCACATACTTAGCATTGATATCACGAATGAGTTTAAACTTCTCCTTACGTAAGTTAGTTTCATTTAACGTTTTACGTGATGCAATGATTGTTTGAATATAATCTTTTGCTGTGGATTCAGTCTTAAACTTCTCTTCAAGTATTCCTTTATACAGTACCAATTCCTTATTCAATTCAGTACCTTCCCTAAAGTACTTCTTAATTAATCCAACGGAAGGACTAGTCTTGGAATTCATAATATCCGAAGCTACCTGTCTAACAAGTAGTTCGAATAGAATACCTGTGTTTTTGAATTTAGAATGCTTTAATGGTTTCATATAGTTTCTTTCATATATAAATATGTAGATATTAAATTAAACATTAAAAGAATCCAATCTACTTTCATCTAAAAGTGTCCCCGTATCACTAGGTTCGACATGTTCGTTTAATGTTTGAGCAACACTCGTTGATTTTGTTAGTTTATTTTGTTTCATTGAATGTAATATAGAACCAATATATTTTGTATTTTCACCGAATGCACTGCTAGTTTTAGGAGTTTTAGTCATACCAGTATCAACTTTAAATGTATCTGATACATCTTTCATTCCGATCGGATCCGGACCGTCTACATCTCGGTCACTTTCAAAATTTGTTTTAGCATTGGGTCGACCAGGCCCGGGAACATATTCACGTAATCTAGGATCTTCATACTTACTTGATACGTGCATTGATGCAATATCATGAGGAGTACCATAGCTCTGTTTAGTCAATTTCGGATCATTTCCTTCACTCTTTATCTGCTCTAAACGGAATTCTTGCTTGGTATCTTCTACCACTAATTCCTGTTCATTTTGCCAACCGTTTTGATCCATATCAAAAATGTTTTCATAGATAAATTTACGGCTGAATAACTTACTTTCAATTAACGTATTTGCCAAATCAATCTTTTCCTTCATCAATTCGACCTTCTGACGCTCATATATGATTGAGGGAGAGGTTAAATTCAATTCGAAGTTAACTAAATCGGCATCTTCAAATCCCTGTGTATATAAGTGAACAACGGCAATCTTGTATAACTCACTAATTACTATTCGTTGGATACGTTCAATGGTCCTAGCAAAACGAACATCTTCAGCGGCTAAGGTGCTTCTACCTTGGATGCCCTCATCATAACCTAAGAATGCTTTAGGTATCTTCAGCGCAGCCATCATCTTGTTCCTTAAATATTCTATATCCTCTATCTGACCGTCGCTTGATAATCCAGGCAACGTTTCAATTGAAGTACCACTTTCCGATCCTCGTACAGGTAAATAGAAATCCTCTAACATGTTTTGCATGTTGAATTTCAAATTATACTCTCCGGTTTGCGGATCCATATAAGGAACTTTCTTTACCTTAGTGATAATATTCTGGATATGAGAATCCACTTCAGTCGGTGGAATATTACCTACATCTATCTTAAATATACGACGTTCCGGCGCACGCATAATACGTTGCAGTAACATCGCATCTTCCATCAGTACTAACTGCTTAAATAATTTACGAGCACCTTCGATCATTGATTTTCCGTACGGTAAGAAATTCGTATCGGATAGCATTCTAAAGTGTGCTATTTCATAATATTCAAAATGTGTATTCTTTTCATTGGAACTATACACAGAGTTTTTACCGATAAAGGTAAAACGTACACTGTAAGGATTTTCGGGATCATATCCCTCTTGTCTTTCTAATTCATAGGCTGATATAGGCATTACGTTAACAACACCTAATTCTTCATTAATATCTAAATACAGATAAAAATCTCCGTATTTACACATATTACGAACCCACGGCCATAAATTATACTCGACATTCAATACATCATAAAATAAGTTATGAAGTATCTTTTGAATACGTGCATCCTCAGTCTTAATCTCTAATACAATATTGTTTTCTGAATATGTAGTAGATTCATCTGCATAAATATCAAGCGCAGATGAAATGATTGGATCTAAGTCCATTGCCTCATAATCAGTATATAATTGAGTCTTTACCGCATGGAAACTGTAAGCGTTACCAATACCAGTAACTCCCATAGTACGATTTGTATGCAGACCGGCAAAACGATCTACGTATGTACTTCCATATGGGTTACCTCCCGCTTGGAGTTTACTCGTATCAGTTACTTTAATCTTATCAGTGCCTACTTTCCGTACTATAACTTGAGTACTGAATAAACGCCTTAACCTAGCACGTATTGATGTATCTATCATACCTTATTTATTAATAAATATTACAATAACCATTTTAATGATTCAGAAGAACCATCTGGTAATCTATTTGTCCAGGGAGAATTACTTGGATCATTGACTGTATATATACCGGAATGCTTTCCTATATGTGTTACAGCCTTTAATGTTAGATCTAAACCCTGTTGTTTCAATTTTAATGCAGTATCACGTATCCACAATGCAATACATAATGACATAATCAAATCATCATTATAGCCATGCTGCGCTTCTGCTCGGTTACCAATCCAAATAAATACTAGCAATTCATCAATTAATCGTTTACTATGTATGATTGGTGCCTTTTCACGGAAATAGGTTTCTAATTTCGCAATCATTAGTGGTCTGGTCTTGGATGAGGTAGTGAAGCCAGGAACCATTGCACTCTTATCCTTAAGATCGTACCCTTTAGACAAATGAATATTCTCATCCAAATAACCATCCTGCCGGTAGCTGTAATAAAGATTTGGATACCCTTTATCTATTGCTACCTGTATAACTGCCCATCCAATATTAGCATTTTCAATTGCCAATATTGCATTATTATATTCCGTAGCCATTGATACTAACATGTGGCCGTATTCAGTGGTTCCTATCTTTCCTCTAAATTCAGCTACCTGTCGTAAACTCTTTAATTCAATAATATGGAATGCTGAATAGTCCCCGCCATCACCGCGGGCAACGTCGGCCGCTACTATATAATCTTTTGTATAATCCGGGTACTCCCATATCCACAATTCACCACCCATTCCACGTTTTTCTATAGGTTCCTGTGTATAGGTTTCTCGATACCATTCTATTAATTCACCTGCAACTACGGTGTGTCCGGATGAAATGAAGTCGGTGTCACACTCCTGCGCTGCTAATCTTTCACCTAATAATTCAGTTTGAAGCTGACGCCAACTCTCATCCCTTTCCGGATGCAGTGACCAATGTAAACGTATTGGATGGAACTGTCCGCCGGATTCGGCATCTACCCATGTCCTATGGAAGAAGTTACCAGTACCGTTCGGTGTACTCAGTACAATTGCACCACCACCCGTCGCTAATGTTTGTTGTGCTGCTGCCCATATCTCATCAATCTTTTGAATGAACGCGCAATTATGACTGACAATATCATTGGTGTAATATTCATTATTTTTTTCTACATCCAATAAATCATACAATTTAACATCACCGTCAGTATAAAATTTATCAACTATAACTTCCCCTGATAACAACGTATCGCCGAGTTGAATGTCTGATAAGTATACAAATGTATCATTTTCTAGTTTGATTTTGTGATTCAATGAACCAGTTAGACGTTTTCCGGTAGATGAAACGATTGTACACACTTTATTTTTGGTGATACGTTTTATCCCAGAAAAATTACTCCATCCAGATGGTGTTTCAATTTCCCACTCGGAAATATTTTTTATAACTTCATTCATAAAAACTTACTCATTGGTTTTAATAATTGAGGTTGTTGGTCGTAGTCAATAAACTTAGCATTTTCTATAAACCATTTTTCATCGATCACAACAAATTCATAATCATGTTGTTTACACCACTCGATTGCTGCATCAAATTTACTCGTATTATTTATATTTTCCACTAAACTACTAGGTTTAATTTCGTATAAACGTTTATTTTGCGGATCATGAAAATCTACAATATATGCGTGTATCGAATCATCTATTTCATATTGAATTCTAATATCCTCATATTTCAAATCCGTATTTAATAACCAGAATACCGCTTCCCAGGAACTACGAAACCGTTTAGTCGTACTACCAATATTTACGTACGCTGTCCATCGTGTCCAGGAATTTGTAATGTTAGGTGTAAACTCGTTATTCAATATTTTTCTTTTTATTGTGTTAGAAATTTTCTTGTGTGCCTCGTTATGCACATTCACATATTTTCTTTTAAATTCTTCGGAATTATGAATTATCTTATTTGAATTCTTAATTTTTAATTTCGTTTCTTCAAGATGCCAAACTGGGTTATTCTTTTTTCTAGTGGCTACCCGTTTTCGTTTTTCTTCTTCAGATTGTTTTCTAACCGGCCGGTTTCGCAGCCTTTCTCTAGTTTCAAGACTAATTTCCCGCCCGCACATTTTTTTCGATATTTTTTTATTTCGTTCAATCAATGTAATCGGGTTATAATTTGTCCACATTTCGTGTGATATTTTAGATTGATGTTTTTTACGACATTCCCAATCACCACATGTTTTCGTAAAACAAACAATATTACTTTTATATTTTAACTTTTTACACTTGCAATAATCGCAAAGTCGTATTTCATTTATGTTTTGTTCAATATAATAGATACGTTCTCTCAGTGTTACTGCATGTTCATTCAAAAATCGCGTGTGATCTATTATACTATCATACAACCATTCTAGGTTATTTTCAACATACCAACGTTTATTTGCCGCGAAGTGATTTAATTTTCCGTCAATATGGATGTTATTTAATATAAAGTCCCGACCAATATTATTCATATATCATCTATTCTATTAATAAATATCACGAATAATCATTTTTGAATAGGTCTTCTATCGGTATTTCTTGAATCTCGCCAGTTTTTTTATTTCGAATTCGAATTTTAGAATCGCCCGTAACACACTCATCAATAATAAGAAGTGAGAGTGCTTCAGAACGACCTGAATGACCTGCACTAGAAACGGCCTTTATTTGTGAGCCGTTCTTAAACTTAAGCGATAATTTGTTATCTTCAATAGTAATACCACGTAACCAGGTAGGTAGGTTTTCGTGCATCACTCTTACTTTAGTTACTAAGTTTTTTGCTACCTCTTGTGTAGTGGCGATTACTAATACGTTGAAATCATTCTTGAATAACATGCACCAAAGTGAATATCCAGCAACTAGGGTAGAGATACCCATTTGCCTTGATTTCAGAATGACATTGTAACGATTATCTGCTAATTCTTGTAGTGTGTTCTCTTGGAAGTTATATAACTGGAAGAATACCTTTCCTTTGGTAGGGTGTTGGATAATACAATACTTTTTCATGAAATATACCGGATTAACGGCACACTTCATGTATTCTTCAGCAATAATTTGTTTTAGCGATTTGTTCTCAGCCATATAACCATTCGCAATATAAGATTAATCTTCCATACTTCCAAGAAGCTTCTTCTCTAATCTATCGCGATGTTTTTGCAATTTCATACGGTCTGCTACATATTCTTCTTTATTGATAGTACCCGCTTTGAATTTCTTAAATAACATATCCATACCACGCTGAACTTTCAATAATTGATCATTCAATTTGTTATATGAAGTATCAAAGCCACCCTCTTGGTCCCAGTCCAATGAATCGTCTTCATCGGTAGCTTCTTCTACCTTTTTACTGACAACATCGCGACGGTTTTTGAGATATTCGTCTGATGCATCAACATCACCATCATTGTCGATGTCTGCGTCTTCTTTTCCTACTGGATCCAAAGCTTCTAAAACTTTTAGACCTAACATTGATTTTAACTTAATCATATACAATAAATATTAGGCAGTTTCATTTTCCTGAATGCCATAATATTGTAATATACGATTCCTGAAGTCTGCATAATCAGCACGGAGTTGTGCCTCTTGTTCCTCTACATTAGATCCTAAGTCCCACTTTTCAAGTGTACCATCTGCATTAACATATGAAGGATCTTTTTTAATGTTAGCAATCATGTCTTCAAATTCCTGGTCAGTATCACGTATCCAGGCCTTAACATTCTCTTGCATCTTTTGCATTTGAAAATCGCCGAATTTGCCTTCATACATGAGTTTCGTATCACGCTTAGCAACACAGTCAATACACATCTTATATAATGACCACATCCTAGTGTCTGCAACCCCACTCATGTTTTTATCACAGTGTGGACAGTGGCTTGGCATCTGCATACCTGAAAACAATTCTGGACTCTCGTGCCTTATTGCTTCCATTACACCGATTTTACGCTTGAATCCCTTTTCTTGTTTCCAATGCGTTTCTTCACCGGTCACTGGATCTGTTTCAGTCCAGACATCTCCCGGTTTTCTAGAAATTCCGTTTGGGTCATTTTCCGATTTTGTATCGGACATGAAAAAACTCTTCTTAGTTTGAGTTCTATGCGTGCCATCTAGCATCTGACGCAACGCTTCAGTATTACGTAACCTTGTCATATTATTTTATTGATTTCTTAATTTTTCGCGTAATTTGTATACCAATTCGCGAGTCACTAATTTCGATTTAACATCGCCAGTCTTTTCATCCATAATATCAATCATTGTCATAATGATATCAGCCATATCTTTAGCGGGCCTTGAAGGTAAACGGCGAACTAATTGTTTAATCTGTGACAGTGAACCAATCTTTTCAACCTGCTTTGCTACAGGAGATTTAGCTTTCATAGGTTCACCTGGAGTGAGATCACCACGGACAGGCAATGCTTCCTGCAATGCTGCTTCAATCTCTTCTCTAATTATTTGTTCTAAGTCTGATCGTTTCATTCTATTATTCTTTTATATAAATATTACCTAATATACTTTAACATACCTAAAATTTGATTTGCAGGAGCAAACGCACCTGTTAATTTATATGTATCGCCTTTATAGGTAAATACTATTCCCTCTAACGGAACTAATTTATCTAAACCACCTAACTTATTGATACGTTTCAATTGGTCACGTAATTTATCTAAGATAGCGATATCCCCTGATGCTTGTATCTGCTTTATAGTATCTGCTATACCTTTACGCATTTCTTTTACCGCATCATTAGGTACGGCTGAAAGGACATCAGATATATTACTCAATACCTCAGCACCTAATTCTAAAAATATATCTTCAAATTGACCCACATTACGTTTCATCTGATTTTCTGCAAATTCTTTATCTACCTGCTTCATATCATTCAACTCATCTGTATCAGAAGTAATATTTTTGTCTAATCTGAATGATTTGTCTCCACGTGACCAACGGGAAATTAATGCTTCTTTACTTTCCTGGGAAATATCTGGGTAATTTTTATCGATATAATCGTCCCACCATCTATCGCTCCACTCAATAACCTCATCATTATCAGTCAATCCATATACCTTTTGCAACTTGTCTATCTTATTTAAGTAATAGGGTAAACGTTCATCGAAAGATTTGGATTTTTCTATCTGTACTACTTTGGGAGGAATTATCTTAAACTGCTTTTGTGTGTCTGCATTTACCTTTGCAATCATACGTTGCAACTTCTTTCCGTATTCTGGATAGGTATCGACTACTTTTCCCGTTTCATCATACTCAACCAATCCATGAAACTGTAAATATGCATCTGCACCGTAATTGATAATGTTCTTAGTTTCAGGAAAAATGATTTCTAAATTCATGAACCGTTTTCCGTTCTGGAATATCTCATCCAATTCCCTTTTCGGCAAACGAGTTAATGCAGATTCTAAATCATCCATTGCAAATCCAAAAGCACGTTCAATTGAACCACGTCCTGCAAATTTCATCTTTATATCATCAGCACTTATTGGATCTTTTATTTGTGTTTTGTTTCTTGCTGCTAATACCTGGCCGTCTTTAAATGTAATCTGCAGGTTCTGTCCATCAGTCTTTTCAACTACATCCTTTTCAATATTCAATTCACCTGCCAAGGCCCTACGTATCATCTCCTTCATATCACCGAAGGTTAAGTCGTTCTTATCAAACGGGTGATTGAGATGGCCTGCGGCACCACCCTCCATTATGGATTCACGCACAGAGAACTTATCGGCTAACATATTCGCTATACCCGAATCATACCATCCCATTATTTGTTTGAATTGCTTAGGAGAAGCAGTCGCTAATACATTACGCAATTCAGTACCACTCATCTCCCCGTATCCTGGTATAGCAATACTAACGTGTGGCAGTACATATAGATATCCATGTTCCTGATAACCTTTAAGATTATTTTCATGTCCCTTTAACGGTTGAAAATAACTCGATTTACCGGATTTCAACATTCCGGTACGGAATCTAGGATCTTCACGCATATCCTTATCACCGACTGCAAATACCACTGAAGTATCTTCAGGAAATGTAGCAGTTAATTCTTCTGCTTTATACGGATTCTTTACCTGGATAAATCGATTTGAGGGGATACCGTGTGCTACGGCTACTTTACGTTTCTCTGCAAATGTTAATGGAGAACGTCCCGGTTCAACTTTACCGGAAGTTACAACATATACGTTATTTTTACCAAACTGATCGACTAAATCAAGATATGAGTTATAATGATGTCGACCCATTGGCTGGAATCGACCTGGGTATATTGCTACTATTCGGGGCATATACTATAAATATAATTGTACATGATTATATACCATCAGTAGGCAATACATTCTCTTCAGGTAATACTTCAGTTATTGGTTCTTCCTGTATAATAGTAACTTCGAGACGGGTAGCTATAAGATTATCTAAATATGAATTATCATAGCCCCA